CTGTATATCCCTTAATGCGCGAAGAACCATATCATTTCTTCTTTCTCGCTTAACGTGTAACTTGTGAACCATATCAGCTATGTCGCCGTGCCCGGCATCTTTAATTGCAGACGACAGCTTGTGTATTTCGTCATCTGTGCTTATTTTTTCGTCTTCGTCAACCACTTAAGCAACCTTCCTCTGCTCGACCAAAGCATCTTTAGTGAGCTTGCGATAATGCCGGTTGATATAGTAGCTTGTAACCATTTTGCCAAATCCAGATCTAAGCAAGCGGACCCAGCGAATATGAGTGACACCAGAATACACGCCTTTATTGCCGTATTTTTTAACCATGTAATCTCTGACTTCATTTGAGTTCACCAGTAATATGATAAGTTCAATTACGGTAAGTATTACGAGTATCGGCTGATGGATAACCCAAATGTTTTCACTTGATAAAATAGACCTCTCAAGCATGACACTTGAATAGACAATTCCCTCAGCGGCCAATAGCCAAATCAATGCATCATAGTCATAGGTTAATTTTTGTTTCATGATAAATCTGGCGACCGCCAGGTTCATTAGTGCAGGTATATAATATTCAAGCCCTATGATGAATCCGCGGACTGTATCATCGTTGAAGAATGCCAGTGATTTCGATAAAAGGATGATAGTTAGACTTGCGGAAATAAAAACAATAATCCAGCGCTTACAGATAGCCCGGTTACCCGCTTCACTGTTTAGGTTGAGTGCAACGAATGCAAGAAAGATAAGCGCCAGATGCAGCATTGATTAGTCGCCGCCGCCGATACCAGCCGCATTGGTCGATGCACCGCCTGACCCTTCTAGTATTGGGTCAACTTCTTTGATGGTTATATCGTTAATGTCATACACGGCAACCGTGGCACTGTCGCCTTCATCCGATAATCGGTGCTCGTTACCGGTTGATTCGGTTATCAGCACATCATTTTCGTGATCGTGATCCATGGTAATAGTGATATTAATCGTCATTGTGGCGCCTCTTAGGTTGTTTAAGATTATGTAGTGATTTTATTATATCCGAAAACTATTTTTATTCCACTTCTGCTTGCCACCAGGCTTTTACATCAAAGCCCGGGCAATAGGATTTATTTGAGTCTAGGTCACAATGTCCGAGTATCTCGGCGGCTGGGAATTTTTCAAGAATGGTTGTTATGTAATATCGCAGAGACTGTAGCTGATCGCGCGTAGCATCGCCACCAAGCCCGATCAAGCAAACGCCTATCGAGTGTTCGTTGTGTCCGTTAACGTGCGCGCCTGGCCAGTATGGCGGCCTTCCGTGTTCGATTTCGCCGCTCTCGAGTATCACTTCGGTATATCCAATGCCCCACCAACCTCTTTTCAGATGCCACCGGTGAATAGTTTCAGCGTTATCGCCGCGGCCTTGTGGTGATGCTGAGCAATGAACAACAATTTTTTTGATATTCACTTCTCATACCTGTCAATCATCTTTTGGGCAGAATCAACCTTTCGCCTTTTCTTGAATAGCTCCTTTAGTTCGGGCTCTGATTTATTTGCTCTGGCTTCCAGCTCTTCTACCCGATCCATTAGATCATCTATACGCTGTGACTGCATTATAACAATCACCGATGAAAGTGCGGTGACAGCTCTTTGCTCGACATCCACCACTTCCTTTTTTATCTCCTTGACATCATTGCTTTGATCATACTTTTCATCAGCAGCCCATACGCCGCCAGCGACACCGACAGCAATGGTGCCAATAAATACCAGCACAGTGGCTATTGTCTTCCAGGTTTCCGGTGATTTATTCACCACAAATCTCGCCGGAGTAGTTGTCCATATCGTGGCTTTTTATCGGGCCAAGCTTACCACCAATTTTCTTAATTTTGATATCGTGTTTAAAAATCGGCGGCAAGGAGGTAACGATATCATTGCCGTATCGATAGCCGATGACATCAAGCCCTCTGAGCGATTTTAAGCGGCCTACGCGGGGCGGGGCAAATACCCTTACTGCGTGGACATTATGTCCCCGCCTTGCTAGGAAAGCGGCCACAATTAAAGCTATGGCAGCACCAAGGCTGTGGCCATCGACATACAAGGGCTTTGATTTGTCTTTGATAATACGCTCAATGTCATCGCATATTCGGATAGCTGCACGGGTAAAGCCTGCAGGATGAAACCCAAACCCCGGAGTCCATAGTGGGAAAAAACGAATATCAGTGAGAATGTCTTTCAGAAGTGACGATGTGGAATGGCTGTTTTTATGGGTACCGCGGAATGAAAATGATAATCCTCCGGCATAATCTCTGTAGTAAGCCTCGACATTACCATCACGAATATTGCATTTTTCGTAGGCCTCGACCGAGAATTGAACTAAATCTTTGTCGATCTGTGGGAATTTCACTGTAAATCAATCCCTGGTGATGCTTCTTTCTCACCTTTATCGGCGGTCAAAAGATCGCCAACACCTTTCATGTGCACATCAAACATCGACCAGTCTCCTTTTTTCGTCGCCTTGCAATAACTAATATCGCCAGTAAATATCGAAGAAATAAAGCTGGATTCGCCGCAGGAATTCATTACATAGTCTGTCGATTCGCTTTCCGATCCTATGCCTGTAGTGCCGCAACCCATAAGAGATATTAACCAAACGTAAAATAATTTATTCATCGCACTATTAACTCCCCGTCCGCATAAACTAATCCATTATTGATAAAATCCTTTACCTCCTGAATCCACTCTGGAGTACCTGCTTGAATTCCACCATCCTCCAGTTCATCAATTTTTAAATTCAGTGTATATAAGAAATCTGATATATAAGCCTCTGCACTACCGAACCCATTGTAATTTCCTTGGGACAAAAACGCCGGCCCATAAATAACGTCCCAATTCCCCATAACCTCATGGATAAGAACAATATGCAATCCACCGGAATTCATATAAAGCCCAAAACACAGCTTCTCTTGATCTACAGTAAACTCGTATTTAGCTCCTGCATCCTCCGGTGTATATCCAGCAAATACGGGAGAACAAGCTAAAAGAAATGAAAATAAAACACTGATTAAATACTTCATAAATAAAACTCCGTTTTAAGTTGTTACTACTTTAATGTAAATACCCAGCCTACCCCTTCAATGTACTTGTGATTGCCGTAGCTTGCGCACCTGTCAGCGCTGTATTCGATGCCAGCTTAGTCATCAGTGCCGTGTAGTCATTGCCATACACGTCCCACTGTCGACCAGACGCAATGATTAGCAATATTCTGGCAGCCGCTTTGCGTTTGGATGTTGTTGCGCTAGTGTTTGATTTAAAGTCTTCGAGCTCTAAAATAACGATATCTGGCAATAGTTCTGCGAGTCTACCCATATCAATAAGTTTGTGATCAACAACAGGGACAGCGGGAGGCGTGGAAAAATCTGTGCCATCCCAAACATCACCAATTGCTGGGTCATCGCCGGTTATCGCTACCGCCGTGATTCTACCTGACATTTGTGGAAGGCTTGGAGCATCACCGATGTATCGAACAACGTTTAATCTCAATTCAGCGTATCTCATTATAACCACTCCATTCTTAGGAATCCGGGAGCGCCATCGCCGCCATCACCAAAAGCACCGCCAGCAGTTTCATCTGTTGCACCACCACCTCCACCTGAACCAAAATCATTACCCGGCAATCCATCTATTGCGTTCGTTCCGCTTGATCCTCCTATACCAAAGTATGAAGATCCACCAGACCCCGCAGCGTTAGTATTTCCAGTAGATGCTATCACCGCACCACCATCGTTATTCCCACATGGACCGCCTTTTCCTTGGTCAGCAACCGCTTGGCCGCCAAAACCACCAGAACCACCGCCAATAAAATCACCGTTATCGTCGGCGTTTCCACTATCGGCTGTAATAGACGTCGAACCGGCATAAGGTCCACCTCCATCGCCTCCAAATAATCTTGCTGATGGCGATGTTGTTGATATTCCATTTGTCCCACCTTCCAAAGTCAACAAAGACCCGAAAGAAACAGAACCACCGGGTGTACCATCAGCAGAAACACCGCCTGTACCAAAAGCCCCAATCGTTACGGCTATCACGTCACCCGGAGTTACAACTACCTCGTGATCAATACACGATTCACCAGAACCACCACCAGATGCACCAGGGACATTAGCTGACGAAATATCTCTACCTCCACCACCACCACCACCGGCCGCACAACCGCTTAGCTTTAAAACAGTGACACCCGCTGGAACGGTGAAGTTACCTGATGACGTGAATACTTGTGTTTTCATATGTTGACCTGTTTCTGACCAGTCTGATGTAACACCTGGCTCTGATAGTGTTACGTCAGCAAGATTATTTGTTAACTGCCAATTTGCGTCATTATGCTCGACACTGTAAGGAATGTTAGCGGCACCGGTCTGATTAGACCATAGGCCTACAAAATTAGCTGATGATTGAGATAGTGCAGCACTAGCCGCCGATTCTGTAGCGTTAGTAAAAGACGCTGAAGCGTTGGCGTTAATCTCAACAGCAATAACATTTACCTGTCCTGAAAGTGTGTTCTGGCTTGGAGGTATATCTATCCATTCACTAGCGAACTGATCAGCCTTGTCGTCATAAACTGATTCTAAATCTGTTGCCCTATTGGGTGCGTCTGAAAGCGTGGGCACTGACTCTGTAATCGGGGTTACCGGTGTGGCTGGTGTTGTCATTGCACAATACCCTCAATTTTTAAATTACATAATGATGTTGACGGGTTGGATAATATCGGATCGAATCGAATGTAGAACCCATAAACAATTGTAGCCTCGAACTCTTCAGAAGCAACCCACACAACAGGTGTGCCACGCAAGTCTGTTAATGTTTTCTTTACGTCGTCAAAGCGATTGGTTTGCAAAAACACAGCATCTTGAAGCGTGTCAGAGAAGCCGCGGTCAGATACCCTTACTTTCCCGAACGCAGTGGTTTCCTTGACTGAAAAGTCTCTTATTCCAGCGTTTAAGCCGTATTGAGATTCGCCTATTTCTTTCTCGTTGCCCAATACAAATATACCACATTCAGCATTTGGCGACCCGGTGATGATTATATCGATAATATTATCTTTGAAATTAGGGATACCAAAGACAGTCAGCGTTTGCTTTCTGGTCAACGGCGTCCATAGCCAATTCCACCATGAATTAATTCCAGCTGAGCTATTGAGATCGATTGTCTCGTTGAAAACTTCACCTCCGCCCGTGACAGAATTCACAATTACTTGAACGCTTGACGCTAAAAGCTGGAAGAATGCCATTGATGTAACGCGCGCGTCCGGTGTTATTTTCACAGTAATGGTACTGGCGTTCACAGTTATGTCGTTCGCTTCACTGCGGAACATTCTCCACGCATTGGTCGAGCCGACTATGATCCAGTTTACAGGGTTTTCCTCATCAGGCTCCAGCCAAGGCTCATCACCGGTTGTAGCCTGCAGCGCCTGATATATCCTGTGGATATTTGGCTCAGTGGTATTGGTTACCTTTACTTGGTCATCTGTGCTGTAAGCGGTACCTATGAGCCATTCGGGCGGGTCGACACCAGGCGCGTTGTCTTCGGCAACATTTGTGCTTGTCAGTCTGTCATCGTTGATTTCAGTTGGAATAATTATTTTCATGAAATAACCCTGACCGGCATACCTAAACGATTGAAATCTTCAAATATGTCATTATTGTCCTGAGTCTTGAGAGCGATAAACGTCAGGAGTTCTTCATTCTTTTTCTCATTTTCTGTTTCCGGGGCTTCGACACTTGCTGATTGTGCTTTATTTTCGGCCTCTGCTGTGGCAACCGCAATTGCATTGGCTGCTATTTGTTCCTTTAGTGCCTCGATGGCCGCAGCAAGATCAGCTTGGACATCAGCCAAGGTAGTAATTCCTGTCTCAATACCAAGCAGAGCATTAACCTGCAGCGTTGATTCGTCGAGAATACCTTGAAGTACCTGGAATTCTTCGTCAAACCTTCGCTGTGCTTCTTCTTCGGCAATGCCCTGTAATTCGTTGAGCTCTTCAATTTCTCTTTCTGATGCTGATTTTATTGTTTCAATTTGCCGCTCGATCAACAATGCATTTTTTTCAGCTTCACTCAGTTGCCCCTCAGTTAAATCCTTTAATTCTTTCAGTTCGTTGGCTGTACGCGCGCGCTCTGCTTTAAGTTCGAACTCTGAAGAGAATTTGCTTTCATCGATATTGGTCAGCGACTCTATTGAGCCACCCAGATCAAGCCCTGTTAACGAACGACCAGCACGGCCCGCCATTATCGCAGACTGGATAGTGCTCTTCGCTGCGTCTCTCTGTGAACCTGACAGGCTTGATATAGACCTATCCAATGAACTCGAAAGGCCTGCTAATTCGGATATCCTGCCATTAACGAGAGATAACTGGCCGTTCATCATAGAGATGCGCTCGCGCTCTAAATCAGAAACAGCCTTTCTTTGTTCATTGAAATCTGTGGAAATACCCTTGAGAGTGGTTTTTAATTCTGATCCTAAATCTCTTTGAGTGGATTTGATTAACTTTGACTCTTCAGCCAATAACCGTAAAGTTTCACTTCTGGCTTCAGTTATTCTATTTTCAGCAATAACTATCTCTTCGGATCCAGATTCGAGAACATCAAAAAAGTCATCCATTGCCGGGGCAAGCTCTAAAAGAGAAGCGAATAACATCTGTCCAGATTCTGTCGTTAAATCAACACCCTCAACCATTGCCCTGAATTGTTCCCTGGTTTCAAACATCGACAAACCAAGATCGCCAACGGCATCATTTAAAGACCCTGACAGGTGTTCGAATTTTTCTTCTTCGGTGAAAAACTCCTCAAAGAAAACACTGGTTAAATCTGCAAATCTTTCAGCGCCACCGGTCAACTCTATTATTGACTGAGCGATATCGATTTGAATAATGCTCGACAAGTCGCTTAGGCTTCTTCCCATCTTGTCGATCGAGTCATTAAATACAGCCTGCTCCTGGGTAACCCGGGTCAATGTGTCGAATAGACCCTCGCCAATTTGTTGATATTCTTCAAGGCTAGGAACAAGAAATTCAGTTATTAAATCTGCTTGGGTGCTGAATATAGCATTAAGCTCATTCTGAATTTCTTCGCCAGACATCCCCTCAAAGCTAACCCTACCTATGTCGATAATAAACGACTCAAGAGCTTTTGTGGTATCGAGGCCCAATGTATCAATACCAACATTAATGGTATTTCCTATCTGCTCAAAAATTCCACTCATTTCACGTTGAATAGAATCGTCGAGATCCTGAATTCTCAGTCTAAGCTTGCCGCCTTTTCTGACGGTAAAGAACGATTCAGCTTCAACTATGCCTTGGTCAATAACATCTCCGAGGGACTGGCTAACAAACGATATGCCTTCATCGTGCACTTTTCTGCTTCCTGCGAACTCACCGATACCGGGACCACCGATAATGGTTTTTGTCACCTGTTCCATGACACTGGTCAAGTCGGACATTGATTGACGGATGCTGCGCAGCTCAGAAAGTTGATCGATGGATATATCTTCGAACCGCTCTTGTGATCTAAGTATTGATTGCGATTGGTCATCGCTGCCAAAAACTGTACCGGTGCCTTGTGTCTTCTGCAGTTCATCAGCGCTGGCAACAGAAGGCCCTCCGCCACCTCCACCACTACCGCTAAATAATCCAAGCCCTGACATAATGCCGATCATAGCCGCGCCCGCAGCGAAATTTATAGGAAAGGGTGCTGCAAATGCAGAGCTGACGGCCTCAAGCGCGTTGGCGCTGGCTTTTTGAAAGGATAGTGCCATCTGAATAGCTGTGAATGCTTCATCTGCCTTAGCGAGTGCCTCACGGCCTTTACTTTGCTCATCAAACAACAGAGACGCGCCCTGAGCTATCTCTTTAAAGCTGGATAGTTCTGCATTCCTTTTTTTGAATGTCGCATCTATTTCTCCTTTTGATGTCTTGCCAGTCGTGTCGTCTGCTGTTTTGCCTGTCTTGGCAACCTCTTTTTGTAGCTCTCTTTGCTGTTTAATAATTTTGTTAATTGAATCAAACCACTCATCAAAAGCATTACTTGGTAGAGGTTCCATTAATGATTTTTTAATATCGTCAAACGCATCACTTAACGGGTCGAATGCCTCTGCTGCTATTTTCTCCAAAGCAAGAAGCTCTTCTTTTACTTCGTCGGTCGATGCAGTGAAACCTGCAGTATCTATTTCTGGTGTTGGGAATTCCCATTTATCGATTATTCCCAACCAAACCAGAGGGCTCGTTGCGTTCGCGAATTGCTCGAGGCCTTCTATCGCTAATATCCATCCTTCATTGAAGCCTTCTGCTATTGCCAAGCCAATTTCGCCACTCGCTTCCTTAGCCTTTAAAGAGAGAATATCTAATTGAGCGCCAATGAATGTAATTGAATTCTCGGTAGCAACAGCGACAACAGCAAGTGATTCGCCGAATATTTCAAACGTCCTGGCAGCATTGGCATAAACACCGGCAACAGCAACGCCAACACCAACCAGCTCAGTCATCATGTCCCTGACATTCTGGCCTTCAATCGCGTTCTCGTTGAATTTAGTGGTTAAGTCTGAGACGAACGGGGCGAGAGTAGCGCCGATTACATTGGATAGACCGGCTGATATCGATGTTAATTCAGACATTGCTGTTTTCATTTCCAGCAAATTCTTAATATCCAAATCGTCAAGGACCGTGCCAAGCTCACTTGCCCTGTTTGCTAAACGCTCAAACTCAGCGCCATTATTTGCTAAAAGTGGCTGTAATAACGAAGCGTCACTTGCTATAGCCTCGAGGAAGAAAACCATTTCTGCCTGTGATAAGTTGGCTTTTTCCAAACTCGTTACATACAGCTGAAGCGCATCTTTACCGTTTAATCCTCTGAATTCGTCAGCGGTGACACCAACCAGCGGCGCGACAGTCTCAAAGAAATCAATCATTGGACCGCCACCGGTAGTCAAGAAATCACCGACTTTGTCCTGGGTATCTTTCAGTATGTCAGAAAGTTTATCTTGCTCTATACCGTAGGCTCTGGCCGCGAATGCAGCCCTTTGGAATTCTTCAGTGGTTAAATTTGAGAGTGTGGCTAGATTGGTTATTTCCCTGGCAGTATTGGCGGCCGCAACCGTTATACCACCAAGCGCGACAACAGTTGTAACACCGAAAGCAGCAATGGCTTTGGCGGTGTCATTGACGCCTTTACGAAGGTCTAAAGTAGATTTGTCTGCGCCGTCTGCACTGTCGGCAAACTTATCAAGGGACTTAGCGCCGCGGTCTATGTCGGTAGTGTCAGCTTTTAGCCCAAGGGTAAAAATGTCTGTCATCGTTTACGCCTATTCTTGAACTTTGCCATTTGTTGCTTAATCTTATCACCAGATTGTGATTCTGTCACTTTGTCGGGGAACGGCGCCGGGGAGCCCTGGTCCTTGGAAGTCATGGAAACTGATACGTAAGCAGACGAAGCAGCTATCATTAATCGTGCCTCTTCTGGATGGACAGCAGTCTCTGTTAGTACTGACCAGGCCATAATATCCGTCCATTCGATGGCGACAATACTCATCCCTCCGCTTTTACATAATCCGGCTTCCATGCAATATTTTAATAAATGGGGTACACGATCTATAGGTGGTAGTTGTTTATGAGGGTTACTATCTGGCAATAAATCACCGCGTCTGCCTGAAACGTCACCCTCGATTTGCGCATTTAGCCAAGCAAGACGCGATACATATTTAATTAATTCCTGCTTGGCTGCTAAAAATAATTGTCATCCTGCTGTATGAATCGATCAGCCTGCAGCCGCATCCATTTGTAATCAGGAGTAATTAATATTTCTAATAGTTTTTCAGGGTCATATTTTATTTCTGACTCTGCATTAGTGTTTGCCCAGCCAGCACAGCATGCAACAATTAATTTTGCACCTTGCTCGATTCCTTCATCGAGGGTCATTTCACCTTCCTGCCTGGCACGCATGGTGGCCGCTATAGCGTTCTGATATTCAGAACTGTGCTTTCCGTATAGCATCAGTGATACGCCGTGTTTCTTGCCAATTTTTGGATCAGGATGCACAGGTGTGAATTTCTTGGCTAGTTTTGCAGACTTTCCAATAGCTAATTCTTCAAACATAATCTTTACTCTTATCAGTTAATAACGATAATGATTCTAGCACTCAATATGTGATTATCAAAATTAAGAGGTTAACAATGAAAATATTACTCGCTATTTTGCTTATTTCCGGATGCGCGACGAATCAACCTACGTTCTTTGACAAGGTAAGATCTGTCAATGTTGGGGATGATTACAACGAAATGATTGCGAAAATTGGGAAGGAGCCCTATTCAATTAAATGTTACGAATCGGGTAATTATAAATCGTGCACTGCTGTTTACGAATATGGTGGTTACATGCCGGCTTATAAATTCAACGACAGAAACATAATCGTTTCAATTTACAGGTAAAGTCGGGGCACCGCTGATAAGACCGGCACCCCTACCCGTTTAGGGTTTATGGGACATCAACAATGTCATTGACTAGCTCTAGCACTGTATTTGCCGCAACAATCTGATCAACTGTACCGGGATTCCGAGAATAAGACATAATCTTAGCTTCGAAATACTCGATTGATCCATCTTGATAAATAATTCTCACCGAGTGATCAACATCAATGTTAGCGCCAAGTGCACCAGCAATGAGAGCTGCTTGACCAGCGTCAGTTAAATCCATACCCAAACCAACAGGCATAGAGCCATCATTGATAGAGCCTTTGAATTTAGCTGTGCGCCGTGTTGATAGTGGATTGTGAGTCACTAGTGCTGTTGTGCCGCCATGTTCACCGATAGATACTACTTCTGCAACAACAACGTAAGTAATTGCACCGAATCCAGCGGCATCATAAGTAGCGGGGCTACCAGCAAAAATTGCTAATGCCGTGCTTGCGTTTGTTTGGACTGCCATGATTTAACCCTCAAAGGTTGTTAATTGCTTTGTCTAATTCCTGTTGGAACTCTTCTATGGCTATTCTTAACATCCCACCGGGCGCTTTCGAAGAATGACCTTCAAATTCAACCCTTTTAGCATAAGGCTGATTATTTACCAAATAGTATACTGCCCCAATCGAGGCCGCCACTGTTTTTTTGATGCTTTCTAACTGTGCTTCCCTACCAGGTGAAACAATTATAGCACCTTCAGGTATATCTTTCGTAGGTGTCCAGCTGTTTGCTAATACACCCGTTAATACTGGAGTCTTAATAATAACTTTTGAGCTGGTATTGACCAAAGCCACTGTTGCAGCCTCGAACATTGAAATCTTTTTAGCTTCTGCGTACTTTCTAATGTCAGAACCGAAACTCATATTCCCCGGTACCGAATCGAAACAGGTATTTTATAAAAAGTTGCGTCAGGCACAGCAGAATTACTCCAGACCTTTTGTAATACAACCCTTGTTCCATCGAAAGTTAATACCTGGCTTCTAGCAAATCTTGCCTTTATCTTTTCGACTTCAACCAGATAACTAGCTTTCCCGAGACCCTTTGGCGCATTAATCATTATCTGGTAAATGCCAGCGAGTACATCAGTGCCACCTGATTCAATGCCAACAGATGTGGGCTCTACAGGAAGAATAGTCTGCTCATAATAAAGCTCGTCGGTCTGTTCAAAAATAACGTCTTCCCATGCCACAGCTGGTCTACCAGGCATTTCTTCTAAATGCTTATCAAGAGCTGCACTTACGTTCGTCTGGCTCACTTTGTAATCCATGCATTTGACAATCCGGTCGCACCAGTAATGGTCACGACAACACTATTACCAGTAGCGCCAAGATAACCTTTCCGCTCATTAGTACGTAGAAAGCTTAGAATACCGGTAGCTAGAACAAAGTCATAGCCGCCACTGACATCGATATCTTCGATACCATCACAAGGAAATGACACGACAGCGTCACCCAATAGGTTTACCGTAAGGTTTCCTACTTCCTGGTTGTCGATCCATAAAGTCTGCTCGCCGCCCACATCATAAACAAATGCATGAGGGCCACCGCTTAAATCCAATATTGCAATAGTGGTTTCTGAAGCAGATCGTTGTGCTGTTGGGATAGTAGCCATAATTTATTTCCTCATTTGTGCTGTAGTAAGGATAGTTCCAGATTCGTCTGGGTCAAGATTATCAATATTGTGAACGCGCCACCCATTGTACTTATCGCCAATCTTTATCTCTTCACCCTGATAGAGTAACTTTCTATCGGTCGCTTTAATAGTGTCATTATTGATTTCTTTTTTATCGAAATTTAACAAAACACCAACACCGGTTAAAGTAGTATCAGGCGCAGGAAAGAAAGTCCCGGCAATTGGGTCATAATCGTCTGGATCAGTATTTACCCTTATTAGAGACAGCGCATTGCCGAATTTGTTTAATAATCTGAGTGATGTTGCGCGCGCCTTGTCATAATCGAAAGTAGACATTAGCAGTGGCTCACTTGGCCGAAGCCTCCAAGAACACCGCCAGTGATCAATCCAATCAGATAATTGTCAGCCAGAGGATATGATGCAAGCCCGAAATAGCCAGAGCCCTCGGCATACTTGATTGTTTCCTCGATGACGTCAACCTTATTTTTTGTCTCAGTGATAATGCCGTCTGTCGATACGTCTGGCTGGATGGCTGATGCGAGTTGCCTGGACGTGTATTCTGAAACGGCGTCTTTCAGCTGCTGAGGAATGGCGTCGTTTGCCAGCCATCGACGCTCATCGTCAACAACACCACTTCTTGGCCAGTCGAGTGACTGTGTATCGATGACTATCCAGCCTTTCCAAGAGTTGTTCAGGTCGACGTATTGCGTGGCGATGATTATTGCCGCCTGTATTACTGCATCATCCTGTGAGAACGAGACATTGCGATCGGTCCAATAGGACTTGAATTCTGCGACCGTTTCGTATGCGTTCGCGCCTGAGACAACGGTTCCATCTTCTACGGTAAATGACATTACTGAGCACCTCTAGTCAACACATCAGCATCGATTAATTGAACTGTATATGATACATGTGCAACGGTATTGTTTGTTCCTGCGATCGCCTGAAATTTAATATCTGTACCTGCTGGCAATGGGCCTAATGGGATAGAAGCGACTATCTGCTGTGTCGCTTGATATAATTTAAGGGTCAGGCCAAGATTAAACACGCTGCCAGGAACTCTTGTTTTTAGCAGAAACGTGGCATCGTCATTCCTCCCAACAGATGCAGCCCCACCCATTACCATGCCAACCTTACCCTTTGGTATCGTGAACTGACTCATTAATGTCTGATTATTGCCATTATCCATTGATGCTTGGATCGTTCCTGCGACCGCAGCAGTTGCTGTAATTGTCCCAACAGCGCCAGCATCAGCACCGGCAGCCTGATCTGCCGTTACCACCCTCATTCGATAAATTCGTTTATATTGGTTGACCGTTGGAACGTCAGCCTGGCCATTTAGCGTGACAAGTTCGGTCGTATCTGTCAGATCATCAGTTAGCCCAGATACCATAACAATGAAAGCGCCAGTACCACCAACATCATCTTGTATGCTTGTTGATGCGATATTAATCGTTTCAGCACTATCCAAATACACTAAATCTGTCGCATTGTCCCATATATCTCGCGTTTGACCTGTCGGTATTGATACGCTAGTGGCAAACTTAATGATATTCGATGATGTTACCGACAGTCCAAGCCCTACAATCATGGGCGATGCATCTGATAAAAGTGACCAGTTGTCAATAATGTCCAGCCACATTCCAGCAACAACTTCCCTGTCATCGGGGACCGGTAATTTAAACGGCTTAATCCTGGGCATTATTTATCGTCTTTTTTTGCCTTGGCTTCGACCTTGGGTTCTGCTTCGGTCTTTGCCTTGGCTTCGACCTTGGGTGTATACACCTCCTGCGAACCGCTATCAAAATCAGACTCATTGATAATCATGAATCCCTGCTCATTTTCACACTTAACTTTTACTGTAGGACATCCCACGGTATTAACCTCTTGATTAAATTAGAAAAAAGGGAACCGAATGGCTCCCTTACTAACAATGCTGCAAGTAGATATTAGCCCAGCAAAGTGGCGATGTGGTTTGGGTGTACGCTATCAACACCCCATGCCATTGCAACCTCGTACTTGACCATGCGAGCACCGGCCCACACTGAGATCTCGAAAGACAGCCCAGAGACGGGATCAGTGATCATAGTGGTGTCGATTCGCAGATCGCCTTCTTCGGGCATTGCGGGTGCGCGGGTAACCAGCTGGATAGCATCTCGATCGAAGCCAACGTTAGCTGAGTAATCACCACCGATAGTCATCGCTACGGCAGATGCCGCAATAGCTTCTCGCAAACCAGGCTCTTGCAGAGAAATGGTACCAGGAGCGGAAACACCCGTCTCGATAACATACTTGTTGAGGTCACCAGCGAACGTAACAACATCGCCAGCAACAACAGTGCCGGAACCGGTGATTATCGCAATATCAGTCACGCCGACAGCGAAGCCAGCGGTGCTGGAGGTGTACGATGTACCAGTACCCTTGGTTACAGCAACGTTTTGGGCAGACTCGCGAATATCAAAACCATGAACATCCAGCAATACACCTTGACGCAACGGGTCTTCGCTTGCGGCTTCATTCGCCTTGGTCAACTGCGTCAACGTACGCATTTTAGTGCCAGCGGTTGAGTTGATAACCAGCTGCAAGTCACCCATAGGCGAGCCATTATCTTTCAGGATTTGCAATATATTCGCAGTATCGGAAAGATCAGACGCGAAAGGCGTGGTGCCAGCAGTACCGAAAGCGCGAGAAGCGCCAAGCTGTGCAGCAACCGCAACATCGGTTTCGATTTCGTTGACCAGTGTGCGCATTGCCTGGGCAATTTGTTTGGCTTGGATGGTAAGGCGGCCGGGGCCATTTTTTAATCCCATCTGCTCTTCGCCAGTATAGGCAAATGCAGCTGATCGGGACTTGGTAATGGTAACGGTAGTGTTGCCGATGGTTTGATCACCAGCCGTTGCTGGGGTCATCGCCGGAACAACATCGCCAGCAGTTGCGGCAGGAGCAATAGGAATAACGATTGCCTCACCTACTGCTGCAGGCTGATCATTGAAGTTACTGCCAACGGCAGGAATAAAACCCACCATTTCGCGAGATACTTGCCGTGCAGCTGCGTATAGATCTGGAATCAGTCGAGTTAATGTATTAGCCATGGGTAAAGCCCTATTTAATCAATAAGTTGGACCCCGGACTCCATAAGAGTGGCTTTTTCGGCTGGTGTTTTGGCTTCGTAATCCTTCCGAGAAATAACTTTCCCATCAGTTTCGGTGGCACCACCTTTAGCTCCAAAGCCCCCTTTCGACCCGGGGAATTTAGCAAAATGTTTTAGCTGCGGATCCTTGTTTAAAACCTCAACGATTCGCGCTATGTCATTGTCTACTGCTTCGCCACTGGCATTAGTAAAAACTGACTTTCCTTCAACATTTTTGATATGTCCCATCATTAGCAACTTGCTAAAAGACTCAACGAGCTCTGCAGGTACATATTGACTGGCAATGCTGGTAGCCAGTACTTGATTCTCTTTCTCAACCATCGACGTTTTAAGCTCGCCGAATTCTGTCTTCTGTGTTTCATTTTCTTCCGTCAACGAAGATATACGATCATCCCGCTGCTGAAGTTCAAGCTTGTGTATCTCGGAGTGGTTGCCCTCTCCTTTCAGCTCTTCAATCTTCGCGTCAATAGCGGCCTTTTGTGCGGCAGCAGCTGCCGTCGCGTCATCGGACTTTTGTTTGTCGGACGATGTTTTAAAGCTATCAAAATCTGTCTGCAGTTTCGTTAAATTTCCCTGCATTCGGAACCCTGACTTTAAAGACTCCGCATAATCCTTGTGCATAAATACTGTTTTGTCGTCCCTGGTAAACTCTACAAATTCTGTTCGGGATTCCACTGGAATATCCGATTCGTTCGCAAATTCTATTGGCATTGTTAGACCCTAACTGGTTGTTTATGAAAATAATGCAGTCAAACTTTGGCTGCGATGTGAGAATCATAGTCCGTTGCGTTCCAGCCTGTCAAGTAAAGCGGTCGCGGTCTCAGTGAGTACACCGCCGAGCTGAAGCTGTCGCAACCCTTCTTCTCTATCGAAAATTCCAAATTGGACGTTGTTTCGAATTTCGGCCTGCTCTTGAGCTGATAGTTTAATTTCTGTGAAATCTTTATTTAGTTTGATATCGATTTCTGGATCTTCTGTTCCTGTTGCCATAAACCAAAAGCACCACAAAACAACCTTTTTATATGCTGACTCAACTGATGTTTGAATATTGATAAAAGCGGCCTGCTCTTCAGCGCTGCGTATTTCAGCAACACCGACAGCCTCATCCCTGGCGTCCGATGTGTCGAATCGTGCGCCCAGAGCCTTGGCTTCCTTCTGGTTTTCATCCATGTACTTGAACAAACCATTGTCATTGGCGTTCCACTGCGCAAAATCGAACACTGAGCCTTCAGGTAGTGGATTGTGAGCACGAACCCCAAGAGCGATGCTACTGCGCCCGGTCATTTTTTTATAGAGATTCCATTTGGCTTCGGTCCAGCCACTTGAGTACGATGTTGGTGATGCGCCTTCATGCAATGATTCTTTCAGGTCTGCGTTTACCTGGTACCGAGAGATTGCTTTGAGAGATATCGGGTAAACAAGGCCAAGCCCCCGGGGAATGGAAAACGATTCAGATTTTTGATCTATCACAAAACAAAACGGTATAAAGTCCATCTTGCCGCCGCGGTTCTCTGGGTAAAGCGCCTCTGAAACAACCTCGTTTCCTTTTTTGTCCTTGGTAACCTGCCGCTGGTTGTATTGACCATTGCCATCAAGAGACAGAATCAACTGATTTTCTGTTTCCACTCGATTGTATGTAGTCTTATCAATCTCGCTTACGCTTTCGGCAAGTTTAACAAAGGTTAACTGTATTTTGCCATTAGCAGAACTGAACTCCCAATCGATAATCGACTCCCTCGGGTAATGCTTTATTGTTGAAAGAAGCCCTATTTCTTGGGCTTGCAGCCTGGTCATGGCAACATCAGTATCAGACAGCCCATTAAAATCAGACAAAAGACCGTGGAATTTTACCTGCAGCAAATTGGATTGAGTCATTTCGATCGACTCGGTCAATGGCGTCGAGTTTCCATCGGAGTTGTCGATCAGGTAATCGACCTCAGGAGGTATCTCTTCAACGCTTGGCGGGATTGCGTTTATCGACCCGAGATAACTGGAAAGTGTTTTGCCTGGAAAGTTGTCGTATTCTGCACGAGCCTTGTAAACCCCATATCTCTCGCTTAACCCTGTCCTTTGGTCTATTTCCTTGTCGCCGCAGCCATACGGATCAGGAAGATATTTTTCCGCGCGCGGCCCTGTCTTAATCCTGTTCGAACCCTCGATTGTGTCGCGCACTGTTTTTACCGCATCAATCGTGTCGTCATAATCGGAATGATGAGTATTAAAAATGTTTGTGGTGCTCATTTGTCCACCTTATTGAATGCCGCAGACCCTGCGCTAGTCTGTTTTAATTCGTCGAGCGTCAGCTGCCGACCTGTCATGTCTGTGAAGTTGTCGATATGTAAATCCCCATCGATAAAGAGTTTAGCACGACTTTTCCCCAAAGATGACTCTACAAACCATGTCGGCTGATCCCGGAGCCACGCATCTGAGGTTTTTTTAGCACTGATCTGCTCAACATCAAAAATATCAGTGTCTTTTCTACCTCGGAATGTGACCTTTGATTTGGTTTCTGGTGTTGCCTCGCCGTCTGCGCGCTTTTCAGCTCGGTTGGCGCGCAGATTATCCTGCCTGGATTTGCGCTTGTTGAATTCTTCCTCTGCTTCTTTGCCTTCTTGCCCGCCGACAGCCGGCCGATCAGTATCCAGAGGATCAAAGTTTGCTGTCTTGAAAACGTACTGCGATCGCTCGTTGTAATGAAATGGCAGTGGCGGGAATCGTTCGCCGGTCTTGTATTCGTTTAAATGCCTTCTAAAACAAATAGTTGTGGTTACATTGTCCAGTGTTGCGAATAGAATCCTTGACTCAATAATATTTTTGTTGGCGTCAGCAAACTTATCCCGGGCAACGTTGGCGTGATGGGAAATACCTGTCCTGGCCAAAGCTTCAGCCCGGGACGTAGAAACGCCATTCAGCACGCCGCCCACGTATGTCTTTGTTTTCCGGTTAAATTTACCGCGCAGCTGCTGGGTGATTTCTGACAGTGGTAGGTTGTTATTGAAGCCGTCGCGGACAACGCCGATAACCGCCTTTGAAGTTGAATCGATATTGGTTGTGACAAACTGAGACCAGACTCCGGTTTGTGGTGTTGGTGTGGTCAGTGTCATTTGAGCTGTTCTCACGCCGGTCTCAATTGACTTGGCTGTGGGTGCTGCCATCGTGTCTGGTGTCAGGTCGTTGTATACGGCCGCTGTATCTTCGCCGGCAACAACAGCCATTTCAGTGAGCTCATCGGTGATATCTTCCCACATTCCGGACCATTCGCCCTTGAATTCTGCACGTATCTCCGCGGTAAGCCTTTTCAGATCGGTGTTTGTCATGTCGTCTGTATCGAAATCTGACATGATGCGAACAAGTGAACGGCTTAGCTTTTGCGCTGTCGGCTTGATTTCATTGCGCACAATACCTGTTCCGAACCGTTGTCGTTGGACGTCCCGCCGTATTTCTGCATCGAGTACTGAATCAGCCATCTATCGGGACCATTTTGAAACCGTGAAGTCCTGCAATCTGTTCCAGTGTTTCCGTGCCAAGCAGTGCGTGAATATTATCCATGTTTTCTATGCTGCCTACAGCAATCTCGACGCGGGCGTATACAATCAAATCCAAACCTATCTCTAATTTGATGTTCGTGATGTTTTTTATCTCATCGCCCTTATGGTTAAAAACAGTAGTTCCTGTGCCAACTTTAACGCCTTCGCCTTCTGGCAATACGATTGTAATGGTCATGGTCTACCCCTTGTGAGTATATGATCTAACTTTCCCACCAGTATAAACGTCGCGCTTGATTGATATCTTGACAGCTTCGACGGCAGTGGCTCCGGCATCCATAGCTCCCTGTGCTATTTGGTGGCCTGTGCCATCGGTATAAGGTGCATCGATATTAATAAACTTACTGCTTTGCTCTCGCCACAATGCATACGCTTTTTTGTTCTTTCCTATCGCCACTATATTAACATCGCCTTTTGGTGCGTCACCTTTTTCTCCTCCTTTAATCCACTCAAGAAAATCAGACATTGGAGCATGATCCCCAGAGAATGCTACAGCTAAAAATCTTCCTACATTTTTGTGTAACTTTACGGTGTTGTCTGTCATTACATTGCCACCGCAAGTTGTCCGGCTGTCTACTGCTAAACTCTTTCCATCCCATGCAATTGTTGTCAAAAATCACCCCCATTAATAATTAAGAAACTACCAATACCACAACTTCGTCTCTTTGGTCGCCAGTTCTTTCCAGCCTTGCAGTTGCTTTTACGTAGCTCGTTTGACCGTCTCTGGATTGATCGATCATTATGTCGATGTCATCATGCCCGAGACTTTCCGCGGCTTCGATGAGTATTTTTAACTCTTTTGTTTTCATTGGCTTAAGGCACTCCCTCTGGCTGTCTTTGCCGCTTTGGAGCTTCCTTTATTTCTTAGCACTCTGGCAGCAGGTGATCCTCCATAATTTTTTAAATATTCGATACCATTATCATGTATTGAAATTGTGGCAATTTCGTCTTTGCCAAGGCCAATATCGATAATCCTCATTCCGTAGCCATAACTCGTTGACCTCGGAGAGTCGACGACTTTATTCCTGCTGATTAATTCGGCAATTAACTGAACGGTTGTATAACTTTTAAGTTTCATATCAATACCCTATGCTTTCTGTTTTTGCGCCGCGAGAGACGACAATCTCACCCATTCTTGAAAGGTGTTTAATCGTTGATCTGATCTTTCGACGCGAGCCCAATACACCAGATTGGCTAAATACATGTAATTGATCGATGCGCTCATATTTGAAGTTCTTTCCGGTTGCCACCTCGACCTCACCAACTTTAGAAAAATTCATAATTATAATCATCCTGCCGGCTCTTTGTGTATAGTAACAACAATAGAAGATTTTCGCGGCTTTAGTGTAGCGCTCAAAACAAAACCCTTTCGCCTTGAAACTGCCTTGCAGCGAACACCATTAATAATCATCCTTTTGGCGAATCCAAACGCTGCATCGCAAGTGCCTTCATCAAAAGGTAAGTCTGATTTTATTTCAATTCTCATAATATCCTCCCAGTGAAAGCCCAATTATAGATCTCTTCCTCAGATCAGACATTACGGTTTCATTACAAATCAGGCTCTTCTAACTGGTGGCGCAAAGAATTCGCCGGTGGTCGGATACAGCGTATCTATACAATAGCCTATCGCTGTGGTTATGTGCTGGTATTTATTGCGCTGATCTTCTTGGTAGGTCGAGCCATCCATCAATTGAACTGTGGCCAGGCCCTCGTGACACCATGGCGCAGTGACTGGGTTGACGAATAATGACCTGTCGCCGGCTGCCGTGCAAATCTTGGCCCTTACCGCATTCTGCCGGTCCTTGATCGCTGGGTGACTCGCTTGGACCATGTCGACCACCTCCCAGCCATTGTGCCCGAGGACATCTTTGATTTCGGTATAATCTGAACTGTGACCATGCTTTTCACCGGCTCTGCCCGCTGGATCACCGTAAAGATTGCATATCTTGTTTTCGTGGTCTGCGTACTTCTCGACGAATTCCATGGCTGACTGGCGGCTTATTGCAGAGATTAGCACAATCTCATCGAGCAGATATAGGCTGTCTTCCCTGATCACGCCGATGGCAGACGACAGTGGCGTGTAGTTTTGATCGTGCATCCAGTGGATTTCTTCGTGTGGCAATATGGCGGTATCGGTGGCATTTTCTTTGTTGTAGTCCTCGTAGATCTTACCGGTGGCCGTTTCAAAGCTGCCCTCATACTCCTGCTGAAATTGACGCTTCGACATTCTGCGCTTTGCAGCGTCGATGACATCAGCGGGCAATATCTCTGCAGACTTCCAATGGAAAAGCTCCCACAATTCATCACCACTGAATTCGGCATAGGTAGCCATTCGGTAATATTTGCCAAGCCCATCAGGTACACCGATAAACCAACACCAGGCTCGATAATCTGGGCGCCGCGGGTCGACAGTATCAAGCGCTGGCATAATATTCTCATCGATCGAGTCCTCTTTGATATCCGCAATCTCATCGATCACGCCGCCTGTCCAATTCGTACCCTCAAACCGTGCAGGCTTATCAAGGCCTAGTACGTGTATCTCTGTGCCGTTTGGAAGAAAAACAATGAGCTCTGATTCGCCCGGGGGCTTGGGATGGCATGCTGACAATGTGAGAAGCTTAATATCTTGCCAAAATATCTTCTTTGCCTGGGCCCGGGTTGGAGCTGCGAGGAAATATTTCTCATTTGGGTTGGTCATTGCCTGCTTAGCGACAAACCTTTTTGCTCTTTCTGTCTTGCCGCTTCGACGGCCTGCTGGAACTACTGGGAACCTGATACCGGTTGATACGGCGGCGACAAGTGCCAACTGTACTGGATGGTCCTTAAGTGGGTACCACCTCTCCATCTGGCGATCGAGAGCGGCATTCATCCAGGTAGGTTCTGGGCTATTTCATAGAGGGCTTTCGCTAAATCGGCTGCAGGCTCTTGGCCGTCCTCCTTGAATGCATTGACATCGACATGCTTACCCATAATTTCAAGATTCTTTGTTTTATCCGGCCACCGAACTTTTTGGATAAGTGACTCAATATCGTCCTTGCCTTCTCTGGAGATAATGCGCTTAAGGTCAATCGAGCTTATAGATATTCGCCAAGACCTTGGCCACTCCGAGAGTTTTTTGAACGCTGAAAAATCGTCATTGATGATGTCAAGGATGTCTAGGGTGTCTATCTCGTGAAGTCTGCCAAGAACATATTTGGCATTGATATTGAATTCTTTGTCGGCTATTTCGTGCTTTTTTATTTGGAGTGCTTCAATCCTTTGGCGTACCTTTGCCATGGCATATAGGTTGGATCCTAGCTCATTAATGGCTTTTGGACGGGCCCTGGTCTTGGGATATGCGGCTTTAGCGGCCTTTGTTTTATCGCCATACAGCACAAAACTTTCAGCATACCTATTGATTTCTGCCTTGGTTGGCGTTCTTTGGCTCATTATCTCACCGGCTATCGAACCTCGATTAGCCTTATCTGCAACCGACGCCACTGGTATCGATTAGGTCTGCCAACATATCACGGATGTTATTGGCTTTTAATTGCACTAACTCATTGATCTATATTGTATTAAGAAGCCGATAACACGCCACCGTCAATCTTAGCTTTACCGCTGATTGTGGACAATTTTATCACCACTGGCCCAGTGCCGGTAAGCGTGAACTTGGGGTTTACAATTTCAGATTTAAATGCATCTTCTTCGGTGCTTGTTTTTAGCAGTACACCGCCTTCGGTTTCAGTGGCAACGCTGCCAAAAGTTCCAGTCATTTCTACTTCAACGGCTTCGTAAGTACTTGCCTGATAAACCAAAGTTCCTGTTTTCAATATGACATCTATAGATATTCTGCTCATAATGTTAACTCTGTTAAGTTCGACATTGTTTTACTATAGCATATCTCATTAATCTTCCGGCTTCCATTTTGATTTCCACATGTGCCTACCCTGTGCCCTGCTCAAATGTATCTCTTTCGTTGATGATGGACCTTGAAATAATGCGTTCATCCTACCATTCAATGCGGCTTCTGTCAGCCCTGTACCATTTGCATCATATGGATAATTAAAGCCTTGCTTGTCCACCTCTTCAGGGTCTACCACTGCTACACTTGTTACATCTTCCAATGATTCACAGAACAGATAAAAGTCTGTCCCTTGATGAGTATAGAGAGCGCGGTATGGGTGTTTAGCTAATAGCTCTTCTGGCGCTACTGATACTTCGTATAGTGAGTACATTATGGAGCCTCCAGAATTCGTTTGACTGATATGGCATCCATAGTAGTGCTTGCAACCCCGCTGTTTCTAGTCCATGCAAGAAAGTCAGACCCTGCTATCATAATGAATGATTTTATGCCTGTACTGCTATAGGCTTCTGTGACGCTCCCTGAGAATACTTTCATTAACCCAGATATTGACTGAACATCAAAAGATACTTGATAGACATTTCCTGTATCCATCAGCTCCTCACTCATATCATTAAAAGCCCCATCACCTGCATAGCTATAGCTACCCCCACCATTATCAGTCCATTGAGAACCCAGCGTCGGCGTATTATCCCACAACTCTCCCTCTATCCAATTAGCACCAACCAAAGCAAATAATTCGCGGTCTGGTGCGCCTGTGGGTATGTTGGTGTAGGTTACGGCGTTGGTGACAGATTTGACTGAGGTATTGGGTTCAAGTTCAAAGAATTCCCCACTAGAGTGACCAGCTACGAGTACACCAACAAACATAGTGGTTGCTGTTGCTATAAATGTTCCTGTGTACGTATCCGAAACAGATATTGAAGATGCAATAGCCTGCACAGCAGCACCTAAAGCTAGGTTTTCTGCAACACGTATTTCAAAGGTTGTTGGGGTAGAGATATTACCAATATCTATCGGCATTGAGAGTATAAATGATTGTCCAATTGTTAATCCTGTTAACTCTTGAGCTACGCCGAAAGTACCCGTGCCATCAGAAGTTGACCTTAGATTGCCACTTTCGATAGATAATGTTGTTGCGCCTCTAGGCTCCTGCCAATCTGTAGTGCCATTGCTGAAATCGCCGTTGATAATCTCTTCACTACCAAACACATTCTCGGCAGGTAACTCAATATTAGCTGTAGTCTCATCCAATGCGAATGTAAGAGTGCTTGGGGTGTCCAGATCGGTGAATTTGACGTTGGCTATTACGCCGTCAAAGTAGTTGCCCACACTATCTCGTCCGATAGCATCTAGTATAAAACTACCTGCCGCCGCTGTTGCGTCAAAATAGGTAACACCGTCCAGAATAAGGTTTACTACGGTTCCCGTTCTCTCAAGGGAATATGTACGCAACTTACCATCATTAACTGCTGGAACTGTGTAAGTAAGGGCCGTACCGTTTACCACTGCGCCTATCGTGGTAGCGCTCTCTACCCGTATTCTATGATTAGCGCTTCCTGTGTTGCCCGCTAAGGACAGAGGGAAAGATGTTGATGTGGTAGAGAATTCACCGGGAACGCTGAAATCTGCTGTAGCTGTCCACGTCGAAGCCAGTAAATAGTTCCCATTCTGCGCGGCGTCGAGAGTGATGAATATGCGCTGGATAATACCAGTCAACGATGATATCAAACTCGTTACTAATGGGCCTGTGAGAGATTGTATAAGCATAATTTATGTCTAGTTTAATGGCTTGTTGATTACATTCACATAATAATTACCAGAGTATAGACCACATTCCAGACGCAAAAAAGCCCAGATCATACCCGGGCTTTCTGTCTACGTTTTTATCTTCATTTTTTAGGAGTTATCCCCGCCAACGAAACGGGACGGCCGCCGTGTACCGTTCGAAGTTTGTATCAGCAACAGAAAGCAGGGCGAGGGTTAGTATATTCTCAGTGGGTCCGTGGTAGTTCATGGTCGCAGCATTACCGGTATAAGCCAGAACAGCACCGCCAAACTGTTCAGTGACTGGGATTGCAGTCGATTCTTCATAGCCGGTTAATTTGTATGATGTGGTATTGCTCGCAACGGCTTTCAGGTCTTCGATATGCAGCACGATCGCTGGTACCTGGACCTCTTCCATCGTCACGACATCGTGTCCGAGTGCCATGAGCGATTGCGACAAGAATGCCGTAATTACTCCGATTAGCAAAAATTTACTCTTTCTCAAGGTAGATCTCCTTCTGTTGGTCAGTTTTCACTGAGGTTTTAGATATAACACCGGTTTTGCAAAGTGTCACATTTCTTATTGAAGATTAGTCCCGAGTATGTCCTGGGATATGTCAACCAGGTCGCTGAGGGTTGATTTGAACGACTCTCGGTTATCGATTTCCTCCTGCGCCAATTGCTCAATCCTTGCGGCAGATGCGGCTATGACCAGGGCATCGTCCGATCGGTTTATTTGTAGTGCCAGGTCTTTTATCTCGGTTAGTCTGTTCACTTTGTTCTCCCGTTGATTTCGCTCAGTATAAACCAACCATTTCAGATTTAGCCGACATTACGAAAGTTTAATGTGGCGGCATTTGCACTTTTGCCAAACAGCCAAGCAATACAATCTCAAATCGCTTTGGATGATTGCGGTGCATATCGACAAGCGTGGATCGTGGCCAGCCTGATAGCTCTATGACTTGCGATAGGTTTTTCAGTCCCATCGCTTTGGCTTGTTGGGATGGTGTAGGCGGTTGCGCGTCGTCTGGTAGTGGTGCATTTTCTCTAATGTTCATGCCTGCGACTCTTTGATGAGTTCAAAGCTATGTCTGTCGCCCCGGATTACGTAGCCCTTGATATGGTCGGAGCCCCACTGCCAGTCCTTAAAATCCTTAAGAGGCGATATGCAGCCCATTTTGCCAAGCAGCTTCCTTGCCTCGGTTTCAGAGCCCGCATGCCCTGCATCCTTGCCGTCTAAGATGATCTTAAATTGTGAGTTGTTCATTATGCCTCCTTAATCCAGCAAGCGTAGCTGTCATCCATGTTAGTAGGGACTCTTGAAGTTCCAATGATTTTTAAGTCTGCTCTAATCTCTTTTGCTGATGGGGTAACACCATTTTGGAAATATTCTTCACACATTCTTCTAGCCCTCTCAACACTAGTTGTAGTTCCTACTAGCTCGCCTTCTGTACCCTCTACTGTATATTTGCTCATTTCGTTTGCTCCGTTTCCTTAGTTGATGTAAGTATTATACACGTATATCGTACATCTGCAAGGATTATGAGCGTATTTCGTTGATGTATGTCAATATTTATTCCTTCACAAACCCATCAGTAGTGAACCACCCAATTTCCTCTCCCCGAATAAATATCCCATCGCCCTGGTATTCCCACCCCATAGATGCGCAGCGGTCTATTTGTGTTTTTGTTGGTTTAGTCATTTGGAATCCTTTGCACGTCCTTGTGCGTGATAGTTAGAATAACCCTGGCTGGTAGCCAGCATCTAAAGCCTTAAAACACTTGGCGATGGCTGGGCCCAATTCAGCTCGCTTGGCTTCACCCATCTTGTACCGGGCATAGGCAGCGTTGAATGCAGCCGAAGGAATACCGAGCATTTCTAAACCAGACCTAATTTCGCTGGCTTTGTCGTTCAGATTGGAGCGCTCTTAGTCGATCGCTTCCATCGCTTTGCATGCTTCAACGATTTTCTTGTCGTCGACGCTCCGGAGCTTATCAACGTTGATGTTGTGCACCCTTTCCGCGTCTGGTATTTGATCTACTGAGGTTAATTTTATGGCGGGATCTTTCGGTGTACCTGGTCCCGCCTCGTTGTCGAGTATTTTCTGTGCTTCTGCTGCTACGCCCATATCAATATCTTCCATTGGTTGAACCTCTCGGTTAATGTAATGCCCCGTGAAGGGCTTCTCTATTGTCCCGAATGAATGAATCTATTTCATCGGCATCGGAATTCGTTAAAACTACTTTTTCGTCAAGCTCTGCCTTGTTCAGAGCAATTGTGTATTTCGATATCTCTTCGCTGGTGGTCATTTGGAATAGGCCATGCTTGATATCTGAAACGTTCACTGCTCTTTCATCTTCAAGAATACGATCATTGCTGCGCGCAGTGGGTTTTTGTCGAAATGGCTGATTTGATCGCCGTGAGAATAAAAATCAAATACGCTTGTGGATGCCGCCCATCCATAAACATTCTCACCAGTATCAAAAACGCTTATCCTGTTCCCCAAAATAATCGGCCATGCATCATTGGCTACGTTGCAGTATTCAGGCAATGGAACATTGGCGAGCATACCTAATACCACAGTGCCGTCTATCGTGAAGGTATAACCATTAATTTCAGCCACAGCCTTATTAATTTCGAGATCGGTCATTTCCCTATAATTCATTATCTATTCCTCCGTCTATGATATTGGATTGTATCCGGCCCGCGGTGCCCCTCTCTGTCTTTTAGCCGGTCTCTGAATACAGCTGCAGCCCTGTCGCATATCTCTTTGTCACCGATACAAATTGGCACATAATCTGATATCACATCACCCCGAAACGAGCTCAAATTACATTCGATCATGGTGGACATTGACCGCCTTCGGAATGCATTTAGCTTTTGTGACCACTCGAGTACTTGTGTGCTATCCATAATCCAGCTCCTGCGGGGGATTTACATCAAAGGGAAGTTTGTTGCCAAAACCGTCGCCGGTGAATTGCATTGATTCAGAATCGAACCACAGTGCGATCGTGTCTTCCCACCGGCCAAACCTTTGCTTGGCGACTATCAATCGCTGGTCTGGCCTGTTGTTGAAATATTCCTGTTCCGGATCGCTGAGGGGAAAACCGGCATTTGTTTTATTTCTCAGTTTATCTTTTTTCTTATCAGCCCAGACGATTAGAACATTGTCGACCATGTCGGTTATTTCACCAGCTCCACGAACATCGAAGCGCCCGGGGATATGCTCATCACCCCCTTGTGGTGGCTTTCTTACGTGGGCAACCAGGTGGATATGGATACCGAGCGCCTTTGCAGCGGCAGCCAGTGTATCGAGGAATTTTTTCTCTGCGTCTCGATCGCCGCTTCTAAGCCCGCATTTTGTTAGTGAGTCGACCATCACGTGAGTGCAGCCGCATTCGTGGGCCATGTAGTACAACGCGCCCAATACCCGCTCCGTTGGTACAGAATCCAGCTGATCGTAGAAAAACAGCCTATTCTGGCCCCACTGCAGCCACTGTTGGCCAAAGTCAGGTGAAGGCATGCAACCAGCGGCCTGAGAAATCATTCTTTCCATGGTGTCGATAACCGGCATTTCAAAGGATGCGACACCGACCTTTGTGTATTGGGCAAGCCATAGCATCACCATTCCTGACAGTAACGATTTTTTATGTCCGTTGATTCCTGCCCATATTGAAACTTGGCCTGGTCCGAACTTAATCAGGTCGTGTGTCTTTTTCCACGGCAACGGATCACCTCGAAGCTGCCAGCCATGTTTAAGCCGGTGCTCTACCTGTTCGCGGTAAAACAAGGTTGACTGGATTGATTGAGCTTCCTGTTTGCCAATGAAGTTCATCAGTTCTCGATCGTTGTAATCTATGTTTGGAATTATATTCATACAAAATACTCTGTTTGTTTTTCTACTTTTTGGCTTTCATATTTGGCGTGTAATACACTAAATTTTCTTCTCAGTTTTTCAGTGCTCAAAATATTGGTATTCCAGAAATCATCGTTATTCGCCCACTTGAAAACCTCGGCTATTTCCCGATGAGTTAATTTGTCTTTTTCTCTCATCAATCGAACAGTTTCAGACCACTTGCAGAAATTAGGTTTTTTGGTTTTAGGTGCAACGTTCACAACCAGTCCATAAATCCATTGTGATAATTTCATGTCATCATCGGTATATTTAATATTGTTCTCTTCGGATTTATCCGGAGAAAGATCTTTTATTTCATTGTTATCATTGTTAGTAGCTGCCCCTTGCTTGCCCTTAGCCTGCCCCTCGTCTGCCGATGGCTTGCCCCTCGCCTGATACTCTTCATAGTTTTTTATAGTTAAAACAGTATGTTGCGAGCTAGATTGGCCTGCCACTTCGCCGGTCCTTTTTAGCTTAGTTATCGATGTTCTAATTTGTTTTATTGAAAGCTTTAGCTCTTTTGATAGGGTATCGTGCGACGTTATGAACTGCCCCCTTTTAACTTCTATCCCTCGCCAGTTCTTATCAGTATGGTTAGCTTTCAGTAGGCAGTGAATAAATAATCGCATGGTGTTTGCGTCGTCATACCAGTCCCATTCGACTATAGCTCGATGGAGGCATATCCATCCAGATGAATCATTAGGCACTAGAATGACTCCTTTCCTGGCTTGATTTAATCGCCCTCATTCGCTGCCAGATAACCCGCTCCTGCTCTTTGTCCTCGTTCGATATCTGCTTACCAATGCTCCTGGCGTGACTAATCACATCGAGGAAGAATTGACCGAATGCAACCTCTTTGAGTTTTTTTGGCGTGGGTAATTTGTACTTTTCAGCGATTCTTAGATTGATCGATATCGGATCACAGTTGCTTTTGCACTTGATGAATTCGTGCCCGGTATTCAATCGAACGTGGATTAATTGATCGTAGCAGACTGGACATTCTAAGATGGTGACTTTCTTGCGGACTTTCATAAATCCCCTTTGAATTCGACTCCCGTTGATAATTACCGGGCGGGTCGATCAATTGGTTGATCTGGGTCGGCTCAGGAGCCGAAATCAAAAGGGACTAAAATTCAGTCCCGCCATTCATACGCTTATCAAGGCGTTGTGTAGATACTAATCCAACGACACCCGAAGTCAAGCTGGAATTATTACGGTGTGGGAATTATTGGATCAATTCCGACGATCGAGGACGACAATACTCATTATTACCCAGTCACGCGATAGGCCATAAACCGGACCCTCAAGAATATGGGTTACCTTGGCGTAAATTTCGCTGCCTGTGTATTCCAGCGGCTTTCCATCCGACATTTCTTCTCCGGTAAATATTGTTTCTTTCAGTGTTAATTTGTCATCCACAGAGAATTTTCTATCATTAAATCTGATTTCATACTTTTTTATATCAAGGAAAACGCTTTGGAAAACGTCTGAATCTGTCTTAAGTTTGTGGTGTGTCATGGTTTTCTCCAGTTAATTTCGCTATTTCTTCATGTCGATCGAGGCTATCCACTGCGCCACAATAGACCTCCTGGCGCTCTAGGTTCCAGTAGTGCGACGAAGGCTTGCCATCTTTGCCTGATACGAACCTGCCGCAAACGGTGCATCCCCAGCCTCCGGAATCGGTCATTGGAATTTCAAAGGTCATATCACATAATCAATTGAACAATAAATAACACCGGCCACTGATATCTGCAGCACCAGCATGATTAGGGTTGATTGGAAAACGTTGAGTTTCATGGTTGATCCTTAATAGCTAACTATGCAGAGTTTCGTAAAGCGCCTTATTGGCCGATGCTATTACCTCGTCATATTCATCTCTGCGGTTTGCTCTATCAAGATGGTTGACACAATTTTGAAGCTGGCCGCGCAGACGCTGAATTGCTTCACCTTTACAGGCAAAACACTTATCAGTAAAGGTTCCGTGTCGGCAATAAAGCTCTCTGGTCACTTATAAATCCTCCGATCGATACTGTTTATATTTCTCAATCCAAACGCGCCACATACCGCAATTCTCGCACCTGGCCTTGATATGGGTCTTGGACATGAGCCGCTCCCAGATATCGCGCTCTATCGGGTTTACCGGTGCTGGTGTGTGGTTGCATTTGTTAGACATCAATACCAATCCGCTTAGAAAACTCGCTGAGCTCTTGGTTATAGCCTTCGAGAATATTCGCACCAGCTTCCTCGGAAACATCACTATCACCCATCTCCATAAGAGCAAATATCATACTTTGTGCTCCGCCGTAGAATGCTCTACGCGTTTCCTGCACCTGTATCGGGCTAGCATCTTTTGGCAAAACTGCTTTTTCAAACGAATCCCAATGCTCCTGAATAGTTCTCATGCCGTCACCCTCCGAGCTTTCTTTTGCGCCTTGCGTTGACGCTTTCTTTTATTCCTCGACAACATTGACTTTGGAGTCGAACTAACTGCGCCATAGTCGCGTTCTTCTCTAAAGCGTTTCTTTAGTTCTTCGTCGCTAGGTGTGTCTATTTTGAAATCCAATCTGTCTTGTACTTGTTGCATCTTCGTTCTCCAGTTAAATAAAAAGACTCAGTATCTTGTGCGGAATCTTCGGAAAAACCTGCCGTTCAATTTCTGGCCTCGGCTTCACAGAATACCGCAAAAATGTCCTGTTACCGTTTAGCTTGCAAAATGACCACTCAGAATCCAAGTCATCCGATCGAGTCAGCGCCAGGAGATGATGTTTGACTGCTCCACGCTTCAGATGAAGAGGTACCAGCAGGTCAGTCACCTCGGAATTCGGATGGCTTGCGATAAAGGCGAGTACTCGTTTTCTGCTGGGTGACATTTTGTTTATCCGGTTGTACATGGTTATCGTTTTGTATGAGCGGCTATTTTTCTACCGTCATCACACTTTACGTAAATTACTCCGTCCTCTATTTGGTCAATTACACCGCCAACAAAGTTTCCTTCTTCGTCTATCCAGCTTACGGTGATAGGGGCTGTGACATTTTTTGGAGTCCAGCCTACTGGCTCTTTTTTCTTGGTAAAAAACTCATCACCTTTACCCATAGCACACGTACATTTAAAGATGTCAACACCACAATCATTACAGTTCATTTATCTTCTCCCTTTATATGGTGGTAGGAATTATTGCTGCACTATATGTATATATGCGTCACTGTTTTTATAGCGGGCTGAAACGCACCCCACCATTCATCACAATCAGATTCAGAGTCAAATTTTATTGACTGAGACCATTTTCCAACTTTACGATAAACGCTGAGTGTCCCTTTTTCCCAGCTTGTTTCAAGAATGTAATAATCGCTAAGGTACTTTATTAAAACCGTTTTATATGAACCTTTAACGCAATTAATAACGTAGCCAAGGGATTCCCCGTTTTTTATGTGAGATAAAGACGCTCTTTTCATCTGAGCGATTAAACCCTTTGTTAGTTTTTTCTTCGTCGTGATAATTTCAATTTCCATGTTTCACCCCAATTAAAATGGCAAAATGTCGTGAATGTTTTTATCCAGGGCAAGATAGCCAAAGTAGGCGGCAGACCGGGTATCAACATTGCTGCTTTTCTTCCAATTGGTAAACCGCTCGAACGTCGGCTTATCCTTCGCCTTGGCCCAGTTCGATTTGCTTGGCTTATATGTCACGTATTTAACGCCGTAGTGGATCAGAACGCGCACCAGTTCTACGTAAGCCTGCTGGCACCGACCAACACCCATGGCCATTTTAGATTGAATAGCGGGATTGTCATTGGTGTTACGGGCATACATGAACTGATTAGCCATGACGTTTTCAATGCTGAACAGGAGCTCAATATGTGGGTTCCTGCGCATTTCTTCGATGAAGGCAATGATATCCATTAGCGGCAACTGGTCGAGCTGGTCGAGAACGCCGTCTTTGTAGATGGCAATGCCGTGGGCTGTTGAATCCGGATCGACGCCTGTTACGATTTTCATGGCTGGACCTTAACGGTTCTATAATTGGTCATTAGCTCGGAGAAGGACTCGTCTGATGGCTTGTGCTTTTTGCGGAGGGCTGATTGATTAAAATAAGACTGATCACCGTCGCTATCTTTTCCAAGGTCGATCCCATAAATCCCATATTGAATACCTATATACACCCCAAGCCCAGATTTCAATTTAGTTCCAGGTGTTATTATTTTTTCAACCACGTTATCGCCGTTATACTGTGGATGATTCCTGCTTTGCAAAATCACCTCTTCATCAATGCTAAAGTATGGCTGTGTCATATCACACCTTCCTATAGCGATACCTAATCGCTTTTACCGACTCGTATCCCATGGCAGCCAGTATCTTTGGCCCCGGCGTCCGCTCGCCACGAATGGCACCGCCAACCTGTGAGGGATTAACGCCCCATTCTTCGGCGGCCTTCATGTGACCGCCTAGTTTTTTTACCGCCGACTCCAGCTCTTTTAGAAACTGAATAGTTGAAATACCATCGCTCATGTTTTATCCCTCGTTTGATTTAAATCTAATATAATACATAATAATGTTTGACGCAAGCACAAATTCGTGTATTATTACTTCACACAAACAAATAAACAACAACGAGGAAAAGAAGATGTCTGCATATGAAGAAGAAGTTAAATTAAACACTGCTGCTGGCGCCAAAGTTCGCGGAGAAAAACATACAGAATTGCATAATGCTATTGAGCATGTCGATTCTGTCAACTCCGCTCTTTGTCAGCTAATTGGTCAGATTACCGGAACACCGCCGGAGTCCTCTACAAAGCCAGATCAACAATCACCCAGTCTTTCTGATGTTCTTGAGGCAGGACCGGACCACATAAGGGAAAAGCTGGACACCGCCCATAATTCAATCTCACGGATACGAGAGCTTTTGTTTTAACCCCTAATCTGCTCTAACCAGCCCCTTTATTGGGGCTTTGTCAGTAGAAAATATCGAGGAATAACAAAATGCATGCAAATATCAACCTAGAGTGCCCTCACTGCGGCCAAGGCCAGCTCAAGCAGGTAACCATTTCCCATATATCGAATGAGTTTAATGTCGGCACTGTCCATCAATGCCAGCTAATCAACGATCGGGGATGCGGCAAATCTTTCGTGATCAGCACCAGGACACAGCTTGAGTATAAGGTTTCGATTGTTTCGGAGGCGGGATAATGGGTGAGATTTCGCTTAAGGGGTCGCCGGAGCTATCGAAAACTGCAGTTCCATGTCATACCCGAGAGGACTTATCAGAGTTAATTGCTCACATGAAGGCAATGACCACAAAATATGGTGGCGCAGGGCTTGCTGCCAACCAGGTCGGTGTATTGAAAAGAGTGATCTATATCAAATGCGGGCCATTTAAACAGGTAATCATTAACCCCGTGATAACTCGAAGCTTCGGAGGTCATACAACTAACCGAGAAGAATGCCTTTCGTACCCTGGACTTAGCGTATTAAAGATTCGCAGCAAAAAGGTCCGTGTTGAGGGATTCGACGAAGACTGGAACCCTATCCATTTTAAATTAAACAAGCTTGCCGCACGATGTGTTCAGCACGAAGTTGATCATTTGAACGGCATCACTATTGAGAGCGCATGAAATGGACCACCAAGCCGAGCAGCGTTACCGTGACAATCAATTAAACGATTATCTCGATAATGGCACCAGATTAAATACTATCGCTGATATCGAGCGTATGGAGCCAGAGAAGGTGGTCGAGCCGAGTGAAAGAAAGCCTGGGCGTTGGGTTGGTCCTGTCGGCGGATTTCAATACTGGAAAGAGTACACCGAGGTTAGCTGCTTTTCCTGCGATAAGAATTTTGTGCCTGAATCTCAAAACGATAGAGAAGAAGGCTATTTTTGTGATAATTGTATAACAAGACCTGGAGAATAAAATGAAATCAATAACTAAAACTGTTTACTTAACAGCGCAGCCTGCATCTTATGAAAACAATGGGTACGTCTACAGAATGACCACCTTTGAGCATGATGACGAAATAACAATTAATTCCATGGAAGTCACTATGGATATCCCTGAAGACTTCGACATTAACACCGCTCACATTGATATTCTAAAGGCTGAGAAGTCTAAGATTCAGGCCGAGGCGCATTTGAAGGCAGAGAACCTTGATGAACAAATCCAGCGACTATTGGCCATCGAATACAAGCCTGATCCATGCGAGGAAAAGTATAGCAACTGTTGCGGAGCTTCGTTAGGTGATTTTGAGGGTATTGGCATCTGCCCAAAATGCAGAGAGCATTGTGACTTTGAGCGGCAACCTGAAGATTAACGATATTTAATAATCGAGCACCTGTTACCGTTATACAATGTGATTTTAATAAGAGGGAAATATCGTGAATGATAAAACTAATTTAGTAACCAAAGAAGAATCCAGGGAAGTAGCAGTGCCATTGCCAGCCAATGAGTCAGCGGCAATGCTGCAAATAATCAGCACGGCAGCGATGAATCCTGAAGTCGATATCGACAAAATGGAACGCATGATGGTTATGCATGAAAAACTGCTTAATCGTGATGCGAAAATGGCTTACAACTCAGCAATGGCAAAAATGCAGTCCGAAATGCCAACGATAAACGAGAAAGGCCAGATAATTGTTAAGGGGGAACTCCGGAGTAAATATGCCAAATTCGAGGATATTATCGAATCGATACGGCCATCACTTAAAAAGTTCGGCTTCTCTGTTTCATTTAAAACAAATTTCGTCGAATCAATGCTTGATGTGATCGGCATTATCAGCCACAAGCAGGGCCATAGCGAGCAAACAACGATGCGGCTACCATTCGACCAGTCTGGGTCAAAAAACAATGTGCAGGCCATAGGGTCGAGCGTCAGCTACGGTAAACGCTATTGTTTGTGCATGCTGCTTAATATTGCCACCGGCGGCGAAGACAATGACGGCAATAAAATGCCAGACACGCCTCTTTTTGTGACAGAGAAAGATATCAAACAACTGATCGGTGCAGCTAAATCGGTTGGTAAGGATGAGAAGTACATTTGTAAAAAGGCAGGTATACCCTCCATTGATAAATTATTGGTGTCCCGATACGCACCGTGCATGAACCACCTACAGTCACTAATGGAAAAATAACTATGACTGGAACAAAAGTAGATCTTAGGGGATTGATATTTGGCCAACTTACTGTTGTTGAATTTTCTGTATCAAAAAAATATTGTGGCGTTTTTCGCAGATTTTGGAAGTGTATATGTTCCTGTGGGAATGAAACTGAAGCTCTCGGGATATCTCTCTCATACGGAAAGACAAAGTCGTGTGGATGCGCTGATATTAAAAGAAAAACAACGCACGGATTAAGTAAAACACCAGAGTATCGAGTTTGGGCTGGAATAATCCAAAGGTGCTGTAACAAAAACAATGCTCGTTTTAGTGATTACGGCGGTAGAGGGATAGTGGTATGCAGTGAATGGTTTTCTTTTGAAAATTTCATTAATGACGTTGGCTGCAGGCCTTCCGAAGATCACTCTATTGACAGAAAAGACAACAACAAAGGGTATTGCAAGTCTAATTGCAAATGGTCGACAAGGTCAGAACAGCAAAGAAACAAACGCCCCATCAACACATACAGCCTTCAAGGAGGTCAACATGTTAATAATAGAATGTGAACAAGGTAGCCCAGAATGGTTTCTAGAACGCTCTGGATCGATAACAGCCAGTAATTTCGGGGAATGCCGAAAGCGATTAAAGTCTGGTGCTAACAAAGGCGACTTCACCGCGAAGGCAAAAGAATATGCTTTCAGATTGGCTATTGAAAGAATAAGCGGTGTACAGCTCGACGAGGACAAGTTTGAAACCTTTGAAATGCGCCGGGGTAGAGATCTGGAGCCAGATGCTAGGTTTCTCCATGAGCAGAAAATTGGAATGCTGATAGAACAAACCGGCATAGTTTTCACCGAAGATAGATTGTTTGGCGCCAGTGCTGACGGCTTGATTGGCGATGACGGCAGCTCTGAATACAAGTGCTTTATCAGTCCTAAGTCATTAATGCCAATTTTGTTAGATGGCGATGTATCGAGCTGCGAAGATCAAGTGCAAGGCCAACTATGGATCACCGGCCGCAAGTGGTCAGACTTCGTTTTATATTGCCCTGCATTAAAACTGATTGGAAAAGAATTAACCATAATCCGTGTTGAGCGTGATGACAGTTTCATTGATGCAATGGAGGTCGAGTTGCTTGATTTTAACAACCTGGTCGAAGAATACAAATCCACTCTGGAGAAATAAAAATGCAAATAACCTCAATTCAAATAGTAAACACCGGTGTCATCGAATGCTTTGATGTGGCGTTGAACGGCAATAACCTGGAAATGTCTGGCGGCACCGGTACCGGAAAAACCACTGCCATCACCGCGCTTCACGACATTCTCTCAAAGCGTAGTGATATGCTGCGCCACGGCGAGAAGAAAGGCACCATAGCCGTGACTTTGAGCGACGGTAGCAAAACCATATATGCTGAACGCAGAACCACTCCCAGCGGGTCTAATGTCACTCTCACGGCCATTGACGAAAAAGGTAAAAAGACATCGATTACGGCAGCCGATTTCAAAAAAATGATTAGCGACTTATCGGTTAATCCCCACCAGATAATGAATCTGAAACCGAAGGCGCAGGCCGAAACACTATTAAAGTCTGCAAAAATTGATATCAACCTGGATGAAACGGAAAACAGGATTGAATCGTTGTCTGTAAATAGACTCGATTTACACCGAAAGGCTGAGTTACTGAAGGTCGGCGATGAGCCTGAAAAAGTTGACTCCGTTGATATTACCGAACTGATTGCAAAGCGTGACGAAATGCAGGTAGCCAATACCGCCAATCAGAAAAAACGCGATTTCCTCGATGGTCTTGTGTCGCAAGTAGACGATCACCAGGAACAGATAAACGAGGCGATGGATGACATCAAATCACTTAACAAGGAATTGATAGAAAAAGAAGGCGAGCTAAACGCGGCAAAAGCAAAATATACCGAGTTGGATGAAAGAATAAAAACCGGAAATAAAACGGTTGCCGCTTTGGTCGACGAAAATACGGATGATATCACCGTGCAGATAAATAATTCCCAGTTGACCAATGAGAAAGCGTTGACCCATAAAAACTGGCTGGATCAATCGAATCGCCATGATGATGCGGTTGAGGCTCACCGGAAAGCGGACGCGGATGTCAGGGAGTTGGTCGAGATTAAAAACAAAGCTCTCGAGTCCGCAGCATGGCCAATACCTGGATTAACGATTGAAGAGGGTAACGTGATTTATAATGATTGCCACCTTTCCAATCTCGGCGAGTCTGAACAAATGCTGGTATGTGCGGCGCTGGCGATCGAGGATATCAAGGCTCATCCGCTCAAAGTGGTTCGTATGGATGGTGTTGAATCGATGTCAAAAGACGATTTCATAAAACTCCAGGGCTTATTCAACGGCGAAGGCATTCAGGTATTGTCTACCCGGGTTAGCCGCAACGATGTCGAGCCGCAGGAAATTGTAATTGTTGACGGTAAATATCAAGCTTAAATAACGCAGGTCTTGCCCCTTCGGGGGCCTTTTTAACTAAGGTAATAATCATGTGCGAAGAAGATTTTAACGAGCCGTTTCACGCGCCGCTTGATAATGATATCGAAATCGTAAGGGAGAATATCGAAGACAGGGAAATAAACACCGTGCAGGTTGTCATCAGTACCGAATCAGGCTGCAATGCTTCAGAGGGCGAATATAGCATTTATATCTGTTCGTTTATCGGGGCTCTGGATTTAACTCCGATCGGTGGCGTTGATGATATTTCGCTAATAAAAGAATGCATCGAAAACGATTTGGATTTTGATATTTTGCCGAAGGAAGGATCTACTTCGGTCACGCTTGAAGAATCTGGAGAGTGGGAAGATGTTTTCTGGCACAAATACTACAAGATAACCCGTGTAATCATGCATGAATGCTAAGGAATAACCGTGTCCGAAACATGGAAAGTAACCGACGCCCGCACACTGACTGGATTTATTGCCCGGGCCACGAAGGTCGCAGAGGAAAATGAAGAGGTCACGTTTAGCTGGAGGGTGGGTAGAAATATGTCGGAAGACCAGCGCAAAATGACCTTTGAGCTTTACTCACGTATCGGGCACCAGCTTTACGGCGGCGACATTGATCAAGCCAGGGCTGAGTGTAAGTTACACCACGGCGTTCCTATAATGCGTCGAGACAACGTTGATTATAATCATAAATATATGCAGGTGATCATAGGTCTTGATTACGATATAAAATTATCACTCATGCTCCCGCCGCTTGAATTCCCTGTAACGTCATGCATGGGGATTCGGCAGTGTCGCGAATACATCGACTTGGTGATTAAGAAATATACCGAGCTCGGGTGTGACTTCAGCATGATATTGGACAACCCGTATTGAGGATTTATGACTAAAAAGCTCCGAAACAGTGCCAGAGGTCAAGATTGCCACTTGCAGATATTTCCATACTGTAACGGCAATCCCGAAACAACGATTCTATGCCACATAAATGTTGATTCTGGCATGGGTCAAAAAGAAGATGATCACATAGCTGCGTTTGGCTGTAACCGGTGTCATGACGTTATAGATGGCAGGCTTCAAACAGATATTGAACCGATCGAGATTGAACAAATTAAACTACGCGCACTGAAAAGAACCTGGGCTCACTGGATTGAAACAGGGCTTGTTACAATTAAATAACTGGAGAGTAAAGTGGAAATAAAAATGGAAGTAAAAAAGCTCGAGACGATGGACATAACTCTTAATGATATTTATATGGGAGAGTTTACTATTTCTGAGCGATGGGAGGGCATGGTAAAACTTGTCGGAGAGAAGGGTGTAATTATTGCGATGGAGAACGATGGGTTTTACGGAGACCTGTATGCCAGTACTCGCGGCAAGCTGACTGCGGATAAATATACCATCGTTAAATTATCCCCCGACTTAATACCAATTCCCGATAAGGAAGCGGCTGATTAATCGGTAAAACAGGTTTGCAATTATTTGTCATGGGTGTATAAATAGAAAACCGGCCATCATTGAGCGCTAACTCTAGGCCGGTTAAAGAATCCAACGGGGACAATTATTCAATTGTTTATCATGTTTGTCAATCTCGTTGATGTTACACCCAAATAGCCCAGTTCATTTAATGCAGTATTTTTTGACACTGGACAAAACGCAAATAGACCTGGAAGTCCATGCAATGTCTTAACCCCTGACAACATGGCCACAAATATGGCGGTTAATAGCCGACCTGCTATCACTAATTGGACGGTAACAGTCTGGTGATAGTCTCGAAAGAGAGGTGTGGATCAGCTATCTGGTAAAGCCTGTAGAGCAGTTAAGTAGTAACTTACCAAGGTGTGGATAGTGGGGTACTTGTCACTGTTAATTAAGGAGAATGATATGAGCGATGCACCAGAACTTAAGAATTGCCCATTTTGCGGGAAGCCAGCCAAACTGTTTGCGCCGAACATGGTTATTTGCACTGACACTGTAAGCTGTGGCGCTGAAGTTAATAGCGGCGATAGTGGTGATATGACTCAAGATTACACCGTTAGTGCGTGGAATAAACGCGCAGCCCCGGGCTGGAGAAGTATTAAAGATCAGCAGCCAGAACATGGCCAGAAGATTGTGGGCTTTGCTTATTGTCATGAAAACGAGGCTGGAGCCCATGGTGTGTGGGATGAAGTTTGGGATAAGGATGAGCCTTTCGGCGCTATGACCCACTGGATTCCAGTACCCGATAAATCATAGATAAGGTGAATAACATGGATATCGAACAGCTAAAAGATGATCTGAAAACAGCGAGAACACAATCTCTTTCGGATTTACAGAAGATAGCAGACAGATTCAACGCCCTGACTGTGAAGTTTGACGTGCAAGTGGATTTTGATATCGGAATGACGACAATCCAGCCAATTAGCGAAAAATTCCACAAGCACCTCGCTGAAAATATATGGCCAAGCGTTAATATCTTAAAGAATTTGTAATCTGTTGGTAATGTTGCACCGGTGGTTAGGTGCCATACTGGACTGACTAATTGGGAGAATAATATGCGAGATATTAAATTTAGAGACTGGGATATCGAATCGAAATTCATGTCTTCATGGGAAGAAGTACAAGAGGTATGGGAGGCCGAGGGTTACTTTTCTTCGATCTTTAGAAATGACCACCATATTGCTATGCAATTCACTGGACTAACCGACAGGAGTGGCAATGAGATTTATGAAGGCGATGTAATAAAAACAACTGCACTAGATAATGGTCACGGCCAGATAGGTGCTACAGAAACAGTAGTCGTTCGCTATTGGATGGGAAGTCCTTGCCTGTGCTTTAAGGATAACGAGACAGGTATTATCATTTATCCATTTAATGTTAACCATTGGCTGGAGGTAATCGGCAATATCCACGAAAACCCAGAATTAGTAAAATGACTGACAGCGCCGATCAAGAATACCTGGGCATTCCGAAGTTTCTGCGTAGACCAGAGCAGAAGCTCCGACGCAATCCTTTCACAGATTGCTGGATACATGCCAGGCTATCCCGCGATGTGTCGCATTGTCCTTATGGCAAATCGCCATACCGAGAAGCATGGCTTCACGAATTTGCACGATCAAGACAGAAAGATTTTATTAGGAGGAAGAGGTGAGCGGCTCAATAAGAGAAAACATGATTCAGTTATGCAATGAACTATATTCAGAAGGATATTATGGTGGCGGCAGTAGTGACGAATGGATGAAAGCTTGGGCCGTCACAGCAGAACGTGTGGCCGCTGGTGCCGAGTACAACGACAATACGGTTATTGATGTTTACAACGAACTAGAAGCGGAAAAACCGGAGCGTAATTAACATGAAGAACATAGCAATATACGTCATTCTATCACTCCCTATTGCCGCACCAGCGCAAGAACCCACTACCCATACATCTTTGCACGTTTCTATCGAAAAGCTGGTTAACAGCATCCTACCTTGCCCTCATGGTGTGGATCTTGTCATGACATCGAAGTATAAGCAGGGTAGCGGCCAGATATCTGACATGGTGCTGACTGGGAAATATATCGAGAGAGTTTGCGAATCTGAAGTATTTTCGATAACTGTTTCCTGGGAAATCCCGACAGCCAGAGAAGACGGCACAATACTCAATCCTGACGAGATATTACGCTATGAGCTTGATTGCGACGGTATTATCTATCCCGTTGGGTCGGATATCACTCAATACGCTGTGAGCGGCCTTAAAAGCGGTCCTACGGTGTGCAGGGTTAGAGCTATCGATACTGATGGTCTTGAGTCGAAATGGTCTGATGCTGTGACGGTGGATTTAAAATGATTGAGCTACTAAACATCGACTGCATGGAATACATGAAAGGGCTTGATGATAATGCCTTTGAGCTTGCGATAGTTGATCCTCCGTACAACTTGGCAAGATTTAAGAACGGAATAGGGAAAAACGATAGGCATACGATAAAAACAACCAACACATTATGGAACAACAACGCTCCAACAGAAGAATATTGGAATCACCTATTTAGAATAAGCAGTAATCAAATTGTGTGGGGAGCCAATAATTTCAATATGCCACCAAGCGAGTATTTTTGCATATGGGATAAACAGCAAACAGTTGATAACTTCGCAAGTGCTGAATACGCATGGGTAAGTATGGGTCTCAAGAAGCCTGCAAAAGTATTTCGATACAGCATACACCAGCACAATGCAGACAAAGGCAAAATCCATCCAACTCAAAAACCTGTAAAGCTCTACGACTGGTTATTATCCAACTACGCCAAAGAAGGCGACCGTATACTTGATACCCACCTTGGAAGCGGCTCCAGCGCAATAGCGGCTCACTACGGCGGCTTTGACTTTGTGGGATGCGAGCTAGATGAGGATTATTTTAAGTCGATGATGGCCCGTTTTGACAGTGAGACAGCTCAGGAGAGTTTATTCTAATGCAACAAACAAAGATTGAGTCATTAGTCGAGGCGCTGATAAATATTTTAATCGGATTCTCTATAAATTTTACGGCAAACATGCTTTTATTTCCGCTTTTTGGATGGAGTATTTCGTTTGGCCAAAACATACAGCTAGGCATTCTTTATACTGCAATATCCTTGGCAAGATCGTACTCAATAAGGCGATGGTTTAATGCGGGACTGCATCGTGTGGCAATGGCTATTGCGGCAAAATTAATAAATAAATTGAGGTCGGAATAATGCACCAATCAACACCAGCATGGAAACAGCATCCGTTAGATAAGTGGTCAATATGTGGAATGAACCACTATCGAATCGACGGGAAGAAATGCCTTTTCGTATCACTAGTGAAGGATGGCCGGTGTATTACTGAGGAAGGTCCAGACGATGTGGAAATCTGGAAGAACCTTTATTACAAAGCGATGGAGTTTGAGAAATGAAAAAAGAAGCGGTGAATCACCCTGATCATTATGGCGGCGAAAACAACCCTTACGAGGCCATCAAAATAATTGAGGCTTTAGAGCTGGGTTTCTGTCTTGGCAACACCGTCAAATATATTGCCAGGGCAGGTAAAAAGAAAAACACACTCGAAGATTTAAAAAAAGCCAGATGGTATCTGGATCGTGAAATTACACAATTGGAGAACAAAAAATGAAGCAATACATTGAGTTGTGCCGAAGGGTTATCGAAAGCGGCGAATGGGTTGAAAATAAGCGTACCGGAAAGCGATGCCTGACGGTCATTAATGCAGACCTCGAATATGATGTCAGCGACGGAACCTTACCAGTGCTGACTACCAAAAAGCTGTTCTGGAAGCCCGCAATCGCTGAAATGCTTGGCTATCTCCGTGGTTATACCAGCGCCGCTCAGTTTCGAGCTATAGGCTGCAATACATGGAATGCGAACGCCAATGATAGCGCCGCTTGGCTCGCCAACCCTTTCCGTAATGGTGAAGATGATATGGGGCGTTGCTATGGAGCCCAAGGTCGAGATTGGCGCAATCCTGAAAATGAATCGATCGACCAGCTAGGCAGCGTATATGAAGACCTTCGCCGGGGCGTCGATAACCGTAGCGAGATTATGACTTTTATGAATCCCGGCGAACGCGATCGCGCATGTCTAAATTCCTGTATGCATACGCACACGTTTAGCATCCTCGGCGACGAGTTGTATCTAACGTCCTACCAGCGATCAGACGACCTTCCCTTGGGTCATGGTTTTAATCAGGTGCAAGTGGGTTGGCTGCTAATGATCATGGCTCAAATCACTGGGTTAAAGCCTGCCAAGGCCTTTCATAAGATCGTGAATGCTCATATTTACGAGGACCAACTGGAGACATTACGAGACATTCAGCTCGTGCGGGAGCCGATGCCGTCACCGACACTAAAAATAAATCCGGATATTAAGTCTCTGGAGGATTTAGAAACATGGGTAACAGTGGACGACTTCGAACTGGTCGGATATGAACATCACCCAGCCATTAAGTATGAATTTAGTGTTTAAATTCGCCGCCCAATGCATAATCATAACCATCTGCACATGCGCCGGTCTATTCAGTATCGAGTATTACCGGTCAATAATTAATCCACCGTGCCTGCCAGTTTATATTTTATGCGATTTGGCGAAAGAGGATTGCAAGGAAATGAGGCAGCCATGACGAAGCACACACCAACAATTGCAGCAGCGATCTGTTTTGCTATATTTGTTATTATATTCTCTGTAATGCATGCACCGGATACGGATATTAAACACCCGATAACGGCGCCGTATGAGAACGAGAAATGAATTTACTGCTAAGATTGATGATCATCAGGGGGATTCGCCAAGCTGCTTCGGCGGCACTCCTTAAAGGATATGCAGTGGTCTAATATACTTAAAGTGTGCAATGCTTTTCTTGAGTCTCCCCCGAATATTTTTTTGGGCTCATTGAAAGTAAAGGCCGGCGATTCAATACGAGGTCAAATTGCATAAAACCACAGTTTAATTAAACAAAAGGAATGGAGGTATTTTAGTTTATAGTGGTGTTATATTTTTAACGTTTTCCCACACGGATTTTGCTATAAACGCCAGCACAGCCCAGATAAGTGCCACCAGACTTTTATCGATGATTGATTTCTTTAACTCTTTGTTTAGCATTTCCCTTTGAATCCAAGCCTCGTGCGCTTCCCGGTGACCCCTTGGATCGTCGCCAGGGAACCCAGCAGATAAATTCTCAACAAGGCTTTTATCAATTTTCATATTGTCCTGTATATCCCTTAATGCGCGAAGAACCATATCATTTCTTCTTTCTCGCTTAACGTGTAACTTGTGAACCATATCAGCTATGTCGCCGTGCCCGGCATCTTTAATTGCAGACGACAGCTTGTGTATT